GACAGAATCCACAAGACACGAAGGCGACCAAGAGTTCCGGTATGACCTTCAGGACACTGACGGTTTCCGGCTTGTGCGGATGGACAACATGGCCTACGAGTGGAGCAAGCACAAGCTTGCGACGGCGGGGACAGACGCCAAGGTGACGTTCTACCCGGAAGGAGACGAGCGGAGGTATCAGGTCTTCCACTACTGGTGCAAAGGGAGGTCGTCCGTCCTCAGCGATGGCGGGTCGCTGAGCATCTACGTCTATGCGGATGTTACCTACTCATACACGGCAGAGACGACCACCTATGTCTCCGAAGCGGGCATCAAGACCGAGAGCCTAGACACCGACTATATCGGCGATCTTGATGCGGTCAAGGCCTTCGTCTCGAAGATGATCAAGCGACAGAAGGCCGGCTCGACCACCTACCAGTTCCTCTCGTACAAGAGCTACGAGCCGAACGACATCATCACGCTGGCGGAGCAGGGGATCCTCAAGTTCGCAACCAAGATTAGAATTCTCAAGCAGACCTACGACCCGATGGAAAGGTTGTACTCATACGAAGCCGAAGGAGCGGAAGAACCCGACATTACCGGCTCAATTCTGACGGTAGAAAGGGAGCAGGCGCAACTTGAGAACCCTGCCGAATTTCTGACCCTCAACATCGACCATGCAATCATCCGCTCGGACGACCCATTCAACGAGGTGACCGCAAGCTTGTACGGCACCGTGTTCCTTGACCAAAGCGCATCAATCAAATGGCTTGTGAACGGTACGGCTGTTGCAGGAACGAACAGGGAGCTTGTCCTGTCAGTCGCATCCTTGCAGGAAGGCGACAACGAGATCCGGGCGCAAGTGACCGCCAGCGGAACGACCACCGAGCGGTATACGACCGTGACCTATCTGATAGTCACTGCGACCAACCCGACCATCACCCTCTCCTCCACCTCTCCTAATTTCATCGTCTCACCCCGGTATGTGAGCAAGCAGGCATCCCAGACGATCATTGTAACCGCCAAGCTCAAGGATCTGCCCGGGGTGACTCCTGTATGGTCGGTCTCTCCTTCCGGCATTCTGACCGCTACGGAATCCGCCGACCACCTGACCCTGACGCTCACCGTAGGCAAAGGAGTCTTGCTCCCCTCCTCTGGATTCTCTGTCACTTGCTCCGCAACCGGGGCTCCCGATGCGGGACTTCCTCTTTCCTGCGTCCCGACCGGGGCAGACCAGCCGTTGTATCTCGGCACCGACTGGAGCATCGACAAGGTAGACAAGACGACCGATGGCGACCCGCTCAAGTACGGCGACTACTTCCTCAGCACCGAAGACGGCGGGAAGTCCGCTTCCGGCATCTACATGTTTGACGGCGATGAATGGGTGAGCGCAGACACCATCACCAACGACCCCAAGGCAATCGCAATCGCATGCTCCGGCGTACTGCCTACCGTGCTGAATCAAGGCATGAACATCACCAAGCGGGCTGGCGCACTGTACGCCTACATCGGCACCCTTGCATCGACCAATGCGATCATCGACAACCTGTTTGCCTACGAGATCACCCTGCTCCAGAAGACCGATGCCAACGGCAACGTCGTCTCTACCGGCTCCATCCAGTCGGGGAACTATGACCATGCCACCCAGACGGGATGGCGGATCAACTTCGATGGGTCTGCGGAGTTCGGCAATGTCGCATTGAAGAATGCCGACATCAACGGAGGGCAGATTTCCATCACCAACTCGGATGGCGTGGTATTCTCCACCAACTCCACCGAGGGACTGGCAACCGAGATTTCCGCAACCGGAGTCAAAGACTCGTGGAAAGTTGCCGACTTTGCGGAAGGGCTGACGGCCAACGCCGAGACGACTGCCAGCTGGTCGTTTGACGGCATGACCGGAGATCACTACTACCTCAACGACACGGATGCTGTGTACTCGGCATCCAACCCAACAGAGGTTTCCAATCCCCTGACGCTCAATTCCTCCTCCGGGGGATATCTGTACAGGTATGCGATTCCCGACAGCAAAGGGGACGATCACATCAGTCTGTCATTCTCCTGCTCCGAGACCAGCTATCTCTCCCTGCGGGACAAGAATGGCTCTACTTCGGGGAGTCCGATGTATACGTTCGATGCTGGAGGAGGGACTGGCATCAATGCGATCAGTGCCCTCGGCTTCGGCTCGCTCCTCGAGATGCGTTCCGCTGGCTGGCGGGAGTTCGTGCTTACCTCAAGAACAGGAAAGGGCGTGACTGTCTCCTCCTTTGTCCACACCTACACCGACTACTCGGAATCCTACACTTGTCCGGCGCAATCCTTGTCCCTCTTGCAAGGGAAGACGCTGAAGACAACTTTGATGCTTTCCGGCTACCGGCTCAAGACGAAGAAGCTGACGGTCGGCACCAAGACCTCCGACAGCTTCATTTCCTACACCAGCGTCGCCAGCTTCCATGCGTTGCTGTCCGGCTCCAAAGGCAACCATACTTGCTACCAAGGCTCCGGCGTGAGCAACACCTACACGGACGGCACGCCTAGATCCATCGGCGGGACGGGAGACAAGATGCTTGCGGTCTCCATCGGGGATACCTTCATCACCATCACGCACCAGCAGGGAACGCTCCTGCTCAAGACGGACGGAGACCCGATCAAGGGCGTTCCTGCATTGCGATTCACGCCGAAGAAGAGCGACCCCGGAGCAACGGTTCTCAACCTCAACCCTTCCAGCGACAACAGCAAGATTGGGAGCCTGAACAATGCATTTGCCGAAGGCTATATCAAGACTTTGCACTCAAGCTACGCCTATGTCGGACAGATCGCCTACTTCTTCCGTCTGACCGCTCCGGCGGGTTGGGTGGCATGCGATGGAGCATCCGGCATCTACAAGGACACTCCCCTGTATTCGCTCTTTATGGAGCTGGGAAGCACCTACTATGCGACCGACTGGAGCGCAGGCAAGGCCCTCGTCTACGACCAGACGAACGACTGCTTCCTGCTCGACCTCGTAGGCAACAAGATTGGCAACATCAGGAACATCAACCTGCTCGGCTTGTTCTTGAGGGCAATCACGCCATCTGGAGTCCTCGGCATGATTCAGAAGGACGAGATCCGTAGCATCTTTGGCGAAGCGAACTTGATGATACACTCCGATGGAGGATACTCCGGAGCGATGGTGACGGAGTTCACTGGGCCACACGATGGCAACTCAGGTAGCACGAGAGGAACCCGAGGAACGATGCGGTTCAACGCAAACAAGGGCAACGCAGACCAGAACCCGATGGCAGGGCATGCGACCGGGAGCGACATCCACCCGGCCAACATCTCGCTGTTACCTTGCATCTATACAGGAGCGATATCATGAGCAAATCAAAAACCTTGATTTATGCATACAATCTTGACGGGCATCCGACCGGTACGGCGTATGCCGACCTCAAGCCGGACGGGGCGATCATGATTCCTTCCGGCTGGACTGCCACCGCTCCTCCACAGGAAATGGCGGGCTATTCAATCGTCTGGGACGGCACCGGCTGGAGCTACAAGCAGGACGAGCCGAAAGCGGAACCGGCGTCCGTCACGCAACCGGCCGAAGACGCAACCCAGAGGGAGATAGAGGAGCTACAGGCGTATCTCGACGAGACGGACTACAAGGTGATAAAGTGCATGGAGTTGGGGCTGGACTTGGATGCCGAGTACCCCGGGGTGCGCACCAGCAGGCAGAATGCAAGAGTTCGCATCCGGGCTCTCCGGGACAATGCCAACCGCTAGGCGCACAACGACACGAGCATCCCGGATAACATGCAGAGGCAGGAGCCGAAATGAGACGCAATGAATACACAATCACGGTGAAGAACGGGTACTTCGGCAACACCGCAATATCGGCGGTCAGGCTCGACAACAACATCTCGGTCTACCACTTCACACTCTCCGGCAGGGACGTGTTCCCCGGTTGCACCTATCAGGTGCAATACGAACGACCGGACGGGAAATCGGCACTGTCCGTTCCAGAGAATCAGGTCTTCCACGAAGACGGATCTTTGACGTTCGACTGGACACCATCGGGCGATGCGTTTGCTGTTGCCGGAGAGGGATCGATCAAGATCATGGCGGTCTCCCCGGAAGGGAACCAGATGTGGAACAGCCATCTCATGACGTATCACGTCTGCGAGACGATCGACCCGACCACCGACCATTCCGTACAGGTTCCGACCGATGAGCTGGCAACCGCAGTAGCCAAGGCAATCGATTGTGCGGACAAGGCCAGCCAGTCTGCGGATAGCGCACAAGAGTCCGCACGGCAGGCCGAGGAACTCAAGAACCAGACGGCAAGCTATACCGACCAGATCCATGGCTACAAAGAAGATTGTGGCGAGTTGGCGGACAAAGCGGAGCAGTCGGCGAGCGAGGCAAAGGTTGCGGAGACCAATGCGAAAGACAGCGCAACGGATGCAAAGAACTCTCTCGACCGGGTGATGGCCGGGGTACAGGATGCCTACGACCATTTTGCAAAGCAGATCGCTTCCAAGCTCGATATCACCGATGCGCTCACCGTCACGGTTGACGAGAATTCCGAAGAGCTACGATTCAATCTCGGCGTTTAAAACACAAGGAGAAAACAAATGGCAGAAATCAGCAAGATCACGCTCCCCAACGGACAGATCTATGCCATCAAGGACGAGTTCGCACGCAATGCGCTCGACGGCAAGCAGGACAAGCTTACGTTCGACACGACTCCGACTGCCGGGAGCACGAAGCCCGTCACCAGCGGGGGAATCAAGACCGCTCTGGATGGCAAGGCGAACGTCTCCCACACGCACACGATAGCGGACGTGACGGGACTACAGAGTGCGCTCGACAGAAAGACAGACAAGCCCACATGGGCAGACCTTGCAATCAAGGCCAATCAGGGCGATTTCGCCGTGCAGTACGACTTCGGCGACCAGTTCAGCGATACGTGGGTGGACAAGTCGGCATCGAAGTCTTATGACTTTGTCTGGGACTATGTACACAAGCGGGACGTGACCTTGTCTGATGGCGAGACGCTTACCGCCAGACCTTTCTTACAGATGCACTACACCACACCGTATGGTGTGCAATTCAGCCACCAGCGTGCGCTTACTGCGGTCATGTACAAGACGACATCAGCGTTGGTGAAAGGGACTGCGTACAACTTTACTATGCCTGATGGCAAGTACCTCAACTTCATTTGCCCCGAGGCTGTCGAGAGTGGAGTCTGGCTCGGGTACAACAACGGCAATATCGAGGTCTACAACGCAACCGGATTGAACAAATCCAGCGAGTCGGTCGCATCAATCTCCGCTACCGCATCCGGCACCAGCCTTGGCAACGCCCCAAGTATGCCAGCTGGCACGTATTCGTTCGTATTCGCATCGAATTGGGGTAGTAACGTTGTTGCTGGCAAAGCAGTGTCGTTCACCATTCCTTCGGCATTGTCCTTCGGCGACCGGATTTGCGGTCTGTACGGAGCACCGGATTACAGTCCAAGTAGCTGGAAGGTCTACACGGTAACCGACAGCGGGAAGACGCTCTCCGACCCGATTGCGGTCACGGTATCCGATGATGGGGCCGGTACCAGCCTTGGCACGATGCTATACTCGGCGCGAGTTGCTTCCCAGTCATTCCCTCTCAACTCCATACAAGAGGTGGCATACGGCTGGAACAGATGGAAGACTTCCGCCGCAAGGCAGTATTTTAATAGCGAGGCGGGAGTCGAGGCTTGGTGGGAGGCGCAGGATGCGTTCGACATCAGGCCGAACGAGCTTTCTACCAAACCGGGGTTTCTATCGGGCTTCCCTGCCGAATTCCTTAATGCGATCAAGCGGGTCGAGGTCAAGACGTTTGCCAATACGGTCAACGACGGCTCGTCCAGCTCTCCTACGGAAGACACGACATACGATAGGGTATTCTTGCCGTCCATGACAGAGGTCTATGCTGTCGAACAAAAGACCGAAGGACAGCCGTTTGAATACTGGAAGAGAAGACTCGGCATCTCTTCTCCGCAAGACTGGTACGGCGAACACGCGATGCCGGAGCGCATCTGCTACGGAGTGGATAATCATACATCTCCACAGCATGTCAGGTTTCGCTCGGCTAATGTCTACACCGCCTGTTTCACGTGGTATGCGTACTCCGCTGGCTACGTCTACAGCAGCTACGCGTCGTACGCCTTGCGTTCCTGCCCGGTTGTCGTTTTGTAGAATCAAGAATCTTTAATCGCCGGGTCGTGAGACCCGGCATGGAGGAAACATGGCCATTCCGGCAGGATTGATGAAGGTAGACGATACGCCAGCTAACGAGCGGTGCTATGCCGTGGACGCCTGTCTTGCGCTTGCGTTGCACACGCTGCGGATAACGCCGAATTTCCGCATGGTGAGCGTGCTCACGCAAGTCGACGAGCAGGGGAACGTTCACAAGAAGCGGATTGAGGATGACGTATCGCATGCAGACGTTGTGTTGCGCATACGAGACCTTGCTCAGGACATCTACACATCTGCCTATGTCGCCAACTCCGCTAACGTGGGGAAAGATCCGAGTGTATGGCAGGAGCGGTGTAACAGGGAGCGTCTCGCCATTGCCGGGTTGAGAGAGATGATGGCCAGCATCCAACTCGCACGTTTCTTGTTCCATCTGAGAGGAAACAAGATAGCTCACTGGAATGATCTGGCGCAGGACGCTCTGGCTCTTTGCCGAAAGTGGCACGAGTCGGACGTAAAAAGATATTCACAGGCTGATGCCTAGGATATATGGGGGTAGGTTGAGAGCATGTCAGGTTTCGCTCGGCTAATGTCAACAACGCCTGTAACACGTGGTATGCGAACTCCACTGGCAACGTCAACAACAACAACGCGTCGAACGCCTTGCGTTCCTGCCCGATTGTGCGAAAGGACGGCATCGCGGAGGCGCATAGCGTCTCTTGTCCGTCTCGACAGACAACGAACCGAATCCCATGCCGTCCCGTGGACGGCGAACCTCCGCCCCCTGATGCAGGACTCCTTACGCGGGACATCCTGCTGTGCACAGGGGGCATCTTGTATCATTGGAGCGGAGGAAGAGTCTCCGCATGGCTCGATAGCGTACGCAGAGAGCGAAGATGCGCTCTGGGACAGCGCACTGAAGTGCAAAAAGGGAGTATCGGCAAAACCCTCTGTCAAGCAGTTTTGCAACCATATCGCAACCGAGGTATGCCGCATGCACCGCCAGCTTGCTGATGGAACATGGGAGGACGGTGACGCGCATCCTGTGACAATCCTCTATCCGAAAAAGAGGGAGGGGCTTGCCATCCGCTTCCGCGACCGTGTCTACCAGCGCTCGCTCAACGACAACATCATCTATCCCGCCATGACGAAGAGCTTCATCCGGTCAAACTGCGCATGCCAGCATGGCAGAGGCCCCGACTACGCGCGCAAGCTCGTAAAAAAGAGCCTGCACAGGATATTTATCCGATACGGATACGACTTCTACGTCTTGCAGATAGACGTCAAGGGATACTATCCGCACATGAGGCATGACAAGATAGCGGAGCTTTTCCGCGAAAAGCTGGATGGCGAAGTGGCTGACAGGGTGGAGCGCATCCTTGCAAAGCAGGGCAACACGGGAGAAGGCGTCGGCTATCATCCTGGAAGCCAGCTGGTACAGATAGCAGGAATCTCACTTCTCGACCGTATAGACCACTCCATCAAGGAGCGATTGGGTTGTCACGACTACATCAGAGTCATGGACGACATGCTCCTGCTCCATCCCGTGCGCGAATATCTGGAGGTTTGTCTGGAGGAGATAGTAGGATGGCTGGCGGACCTTGGACTGGAGACCAACGTCAAGAAGACGCACATCACGCCAATATCAGACGGCTTCACCTTTCTCGGCTTCCGCTATGCTCCCGGACAGCACAGGGAGTTCTACATGTCTCCCAAAGGACAAGGCGTGAAGCACGAGAAGAAGAAACTATACAGGCTAAGGAAGAAGGGCGACAGGGCAAAGGCAGACGAATGCCTGCAGTCATTTGTCGCGCATCTCAAACATGGCAACACGCAGCGTCTGCAGCAGAGACTGTGGCGCTGGCAAGACGATTTATGGAGGCAAAAATGATGACGTATCGTAAAGCAGGAGACCTGCACGATGAGGCTCTGCGGGAGCATGCGGTGAGCGTTGCTCTCCAGAACGAGGCGGATATCGCTTATGTGGCGATGATGAACGGAATCGTCTTCGACCGAGGGGAAGAAGACAGGCTTGGCATGCATGACGGGATGCCCGAGGAGGTGAAATAATGTACGAGAAAATCAAGGCGTGGCACAGGGATGGACGGTGGACGAAGGCTCAGGTGGCAATGGCGGTCACGAAGAGCGTAATCACGCAGGAACAGTATCAAGACATCATCGAGTCTGGCAACAACAACGCTTGACATCTCGGCGCCGCAGGGACGTCGAGAAGACGTGGAATGTGTTCCAAGAACGGCAAGCCCCGGCTTGATGGCCGGGGCCTTGTCGTGTGCTTGTGGCGATCAGGCTTCCTTTGGTACTCCTGCGGTCTCGACTGCCTTGGCTACCAGCTGGTCGATGATTTCCGACCGGCTGATGCCCAAGTTCTGCGCAAGGTACCTAAGCCCGTTGATGGTCTTCGGGGCGATGCTGAAGGACTGTATCTTCTTCCCCGAAGCCACATCCTCTTCCTTCGGAATCTGGAACAACTCCTCGACCTCCGCTTGGGTCAGATGCTCTTCCGCCCATTCCCGGGCCTCGTCGAGCGTGAGCGGAAGGATCCCTTCTCCCGACGAGTATCCATCAATAGCCCGGCTTGCCCACCGGGTTTTCGCCCCGCCTTTCCCGGCGAGAAAGAATTCGCCGGTGGCCTTCTGATAGAGCGTTTCGTTGCGCCACTCGAAGTCTCCAATGTACCCCGACTCGAATGCCCCTACCCGTTTGGCTGTGTCCGTATCGTATTTCTTGCCACCAATAATCTTCTTCATCTTCAATCCTCCCACTTGGCAAACACAACACACCGCGTGCCCGGGATGTTGTAGATGCCGTACCGGCCCGATATCGTCATCGCAACAGTGTCTCCGCAATCGGAAGCGAAGATTCCTATCTGCTTCCCCTCAACGGAAGTCACGAACGTTCCTATGACCGGAAGATCCGGAATAGGTTTCTTTGCGATGACCACTGTTGTTCCCCCGTCACCGTATCCGTTGGAGACGCATACCCCGCATGCGCCCGGTACCCCGACCTTGACGTTTCCGACATCGCTGAAGGTGGTGACGCACCCCGCTCCCTTTGCCGTAAACTCCTCGATCAGCTCTTGGGACAACCTGCCGTCATCCTCCAAGTAGTCGCCTTCATCGTCGCCGAACGCCTTTACCTGTTTATAGTGGTCACGCTGGGCGACTGCCTCTTCTTCGGCCTTCTCCTTGATGATCCGGTCGGTTTCCGGGTCGGAGGCTTCCGCTTTCAGCTCGCTCACGGTCTTCTCGACCAATTCCGCATTTTTAGCGGTCAGGTAGAGCGGAACGTGTTTTCCGTTCCCTTCGAGCTTTACCAGCCCGCACGCTCCTTCCGGAACACCCTTCTGGAGCTTCAGCGCTTCAGCTCCAAGGTACGTTGAACCTTTCAAGAGTATTCCATTGACATCGACTCTGTACTCTACGGAGTGGTTGCTCTCCACGATGATTTCCATGAAGTAGCTTCCAATCTTGATTGTTCTCTTAGCCTGCATTTCTCGTTCTCCTTATCTATGCTTATAGAATAGCCTGACATCTATATAATGTCAAGCTATTTTTGGAACTTTTTACTGGATGCTCTCCAGCGCTTTCTCGAGGGTGTCGAACCCTTTCTTCATTCCGTTGTCGGACACAAGCCAGTAGGCGTGGCGGGAGAAATCGATGTTCCGGGCATTCAAATACTTCTTTGCCCGCTCCGCTCCTTCTGCTGTCAGGATCTCTCCATCAGCGAGGGGCACGAAGCCCAGCGTCTCGATTTGCTGGTTGGCTTCTCTTACCCGTTCCTCGAGAGCTTTCTTTCTCCAGATCCTTCGCTCTTGGAGGTACTTCTTCCACAGGAAGGCTACGACCGGGGCGCTTGCCTGATACCGTCTCCACTGGGTGGTGTTGGCAATCCTAATCTCGATTGAGGGAGGGCAATCCGGGTCATCGAGCCAAGCAGTGGCAACCAGAACTTTGTTGTCGTCAAATGAAGCAGTCCACAAGAGAGCCTTCATTGCTTCCTTCAACCCCATCTCGACCTCGTAGTCAACTCTGTTCCTTACTCCATCAATCATCTTGATCATCTTTTGTTCTCCTTATGGTTATATAATATATTAAGTCTTATTTAATGTCAATAAGTTTTTAAAAGATTTTTTGTCCAACTGTTGCGCCACCCCGGACATGACAATGCTGGCTATGGTGAGGGGCAAGGAGTAAAACAATGAGAAAGAACGTTCTTGAGAAACTCATTGACGTCGCCATGATCACTCTGATCATGACGGCAATCCACCTCCGAAACGGTGGGGGGCTTGAGGTGTCGGTACAGGTCTTGTGCTACATGCTGATGGCTTCCGTGATCGGCATCACGGTGGTGGACACGGTACATATCGCCTTCGAGGAGCCAGAATTGGCCAACTGGAGGCTGTATGTAGGTTCTGCGATTCTGCTGGCGGGTGCGTGGATGCACGGCAGGTTCTTCTTCTCGGAGAGCTGGTTCGGCTACATCTATGCAGGCATCTCGCTCGCCTTGTACGGGTGCGGAGTGTGGTGGATGGTTAGCCCTTACCACCTCTCCGTGATCGGCAAGCCGGCTCTGGAAATCTACCGGCGCAAGCGGTTTTCCGGGCGCATTGAAAGGTGCGTGGAGAAGATCCGCAAGGCGATTGGAGACAAGGAGAACGACCGTGCCAAGAAGCTCACCGGGCGACTTAGACGGCTCTTGGCGCATGTTTTGCTATTCTATTGTCCTAACAATAGCTACAAAGCGCTTCCTGCGTTTGGCACTCCGTTTGATGCAGACAATGGCAAAGACTACCATTGCCTAGCCCGCAAGCAGGCGGATGGCGATGCGGTCAAGGCGGAGAAAGCATGGCAGCACATCTGCACTGTCGCCGACATGCTGATCCAGACCGGCTACAACGGAGAGGATCTGAAGGCGATGGATGATGCCGAACGGGCAAAGAAAGAAGCAGTCACGGCGACTGCGGAGGAGGAGTAAGAATGGTAAAGAGGATTCTGGCGGTTCTGGTCGCCATTATGCTGGTAGCGTCCCCGGCTTTCGCTCTTATGGGCAAGCCGAACAAGCAGGTAGTCAACACTGCCGGGGTGGAGGTCAAGGGCAAGGAAGCCGATGTGGCAATCAAGGCCACGGCGGATGCCGTCTTGCAGGAAGCGGAGAAAGGCAAGATCAAGCCGGCAACTGCGGACAAGCTCGTAAAGACGGTCGAGAAGTACACCGACCAGCGGGCCTTCCACCCCGGTCTCGGCATCGGCGGAAGCATGTCCCTCGGCGGTGAGATTGGTGGGGATCTGGTCTTCTCGATGCGCAAGAATGGCTGGATCTGGCTCCTGAATGTCGGCTATTCCGACATCAACGGCTCGATCAAGGACTCCGAGTGGTCGCAGGACAAGCTCCACTTTGGCATCGGCACCATCATCGAGTTCTGATGGATGGCGGTGAATCAACGAGGGGGTCGCCAGCAACGACCCCCATTTTTCTACGGAGGGGAACAAAATGCTTAAAAAACTCAAGCGCCGGGCTCTATATCTGATTGTGACGTTCATCATTGAGAACGTCATTTTCCCCGACAAGGGATGGGGAGCGGGATTCTCGCTCAAGCCGGATGTGCATGCTCCGACCACTGTAGAGATGGAGAGCGACTGATGATGATTGATCAGGACAACTACCCGCATGATATTGACCATGAGGGAATCGAGCGGAGGGGCAAGATGCGAAGGGTCGTGATTGTGATGCTTCTCGGTGTGGTGATCACTCTCGGCGGGGTGATCGTGCTGGCTAGAGACGACAAGGGAGGAGCCAAGGGCTCCGGGGTGCCTGAACCCTACTATCATGCGATGACGACCCCGGCGGAGACGCTGACAGACCCCCAGCTGATCAAGACGAACAACGACCTAAAGGCATACAACGTCTCACTCCAGCAGTCGGTGGCAGATCTGACCACCCAGCGCAATTTGGCGCAAGCGGATGCCACCAAGGCGCAAGGCGAAGCGACAAACTTGCAGGCACAGCTTGACGAGCTGACGGCAGACAAGACGACCTTGCAGGGGCAGTATGACGACCTGTTCGCCCGATACGACGATGGGCCGAAGTACGACCTACAGCTCAAGAGGGAGCGGGGTTGGCATCTCAACTTTGGCGGAATGGTCGAGGTACCGATTGACGACCCCATGCATGTGACTCCTACCCTCCTCATCCAGATCCAGCGTTCTAAGTGGAGCGGGATTGTCGGGGTCGGCTACGGGCTGGGAGACAATGCCACCTCCGTGTCAGTCGGCGTGACATATCGCATCCTGTAGTGTACAATGACCACAGTATACGTGAGAGAGGTACTGGGCAACCTTGTATCGATCCTTGGTCCTCGCTCACACGAGACCCCTCCAGAACCCCTTCCGGAGGGGTCTTTTTTTATCCTTCCCGCTTCAATGACTCCTCACGGATTTTGCCGGTTTACAAGATAATTACAAAAACTAGTTTACAAGTTTTCTAAATCGATATACAATGGAACCATGAGAAATAAACCAATCGACAAAAAACAGAGACCCGGACAGATCTGCATCACCATCGATCCCTCCATCAAGAGGGATGCGAAGGTGTATGCGGTCATGCACGGGATCACGCTCAACCGCCTCTACGAGGAAGCGGTAAGGGCCTACATCAAGGCGGAACGGCATTGAGGGGTTCGACTCCCCTACCGTCTTTAGGCTTGCCCCGTATGGGGTGCCTAAAAAAAGGAGACGGGGCGCAGGCCCCATCTCGAAAGGAGAACAAAGTGCTCGCAGTGAAGAACATTTTGTCTGACACAATTCTATCGCCTTATCAGCGATATGTCTACCAGCGGGTCGGCAGGGAGATTCTTAGCCAGATCCATGTGACGGCCGAGACGGCCACCCGCATCCTCAAGCTCGCCAATGAGCTTGACTGCTCCCCGGAATCACTGATCATCGCAACCCTTGAGGCCCGCTTCGGTGCCAACAAGCAGGAGGTCTCGGCATGAACGGATTCCAGAGAATTGACGCCCCCATCGGGCAGAAGGGCCACCTCTCCTGCTCCATGCTTGGCGGAATCTTCGGCGTGAGCCACTATGACACGCCGTTCACCATCGCCCAGAAATACCTCGGAATCTACACCGAGGAGCCGACTCACGAGAGCAAGGAAAGCATGGCGATGGGCCATGCCTTCGAGGATACGATCGCCCGCTTCTACGCCGACAAGATCGGTGTACATATCCGCAAACAGTTCCTCGCCTACTGCCGGAGCGACATGCCTTGGTTCGTCTGCCATCCAGACCGGCTGGTAGACGAGCGTATCGATGGCAAGAAGGTCGCCTTCGAGGTCAAGTTCGTTTCTCCATTCGCATCTGGCGATTGGGGCGAAGAGGACACCGACCAGATCCCCGATCCTTACCTTCTCCAGTGTCAAGGCTACTTCTTCTGCGGGGTTCCTTGTGACGAGGTCTGGGTCATCCGGATGATGGGCAACCGCATCAGACGGTTCATTGTCACGCCGGACGACTTCCTCCAGAAGCAGATCATGGAGCGGGTGACCGCACTGCACGACCTGCTCGAAGCCGGGAAGATGCCGGAGCCTTCCACCCCGGCGGAGTTCCTTGCCCGCCATCCGCAGGACAACGGGCAGTCTACCGTAGCCGATGCCAAGATCATAGACCTGCTCGGCGAGCGGGCGACTTTGGCGCAGGAGAAGAAGAAGGTCGAGGAGCGGATGGACGCAATCGACATGGAGGTGCGCAACGCTCTGGCCGACTATCAGGTCTTGGTGGACGAGGAAGGCAGGACGCTGGCAACATGCAAGACACAGACTTCCAACCGGTTCGACTCGAAACGGTTCAAAGCTGATTACCCGGACATGTACGAGCGGTATCTTAGCACGAGCGATAGCAGGGTTCTCCGCTACGCAAGAGCAAAATAAGGAGAAAGAAATGAGTAACAATAGTTTAGCATCAACTAGCAAGGCGCTTGAGCAGAGTCTGCTCGCAACGCTCACCACCTACGCAAGCGAGGGCAAGATCGTCCTTGCTCCGAACTACAGTGTCGAGAACGCACTCAAGAGCGCATTCCTCAAGATGAGCGAGCTGAAGGACAGGAATGGCAACCTTGCGCTCCAGACTTGCTCGTCCGCATCCATCTCGCAAGCCATCCTCGACATGGCAATCCAAGGGCTGAACCCGAGCAAGGGGCAGTGTTATTTCATCCCCACGGCAGGGAAGATGACACTGTTCCGTTCCTACCTCGGTACGGTATCGGTACTCATGCTCATGAGACCGGACATTGCTTCCATCAAGGCGGATGTCATTCATCAGGGCGACACCTACCGGATCGTGCATACGGAGAACGGCGACCTAAGCATTGCAGACCACACCACCCCGTCACTGGAGACGCTTGACGCTCCAATCATCGGTGCCTACGCCAAGATCATGGGCAAGGACGGTACCCTGCTGGCATCCTGCGTAATGACGCAGAAGGAAATAGAGGCCAGCTGGGATCAGTCCACGAACAAGGGATGGAGAACCAATGCTTCAGACGTCCATCGCAAGTTCCCCCAAGAGATGGCGAAGAAGAGTGTCCTCGGCAGGGCCTGCAAGCTCCTGATCGGAGCAAGCAACGATTCCTCCCTGATCGGAGAAGCGTTCCAGCGCACGAGCGAGAACGAGTGGAAGGCTAGCCAGATGCGCAACGTCACCCCGGCGGATGCCGGCAAGGGTGCTTCAGCCCTCAAGGCAAGGCTGACGCAGAAAGCGGTACCAGCTCCAGAGCCACCGGCAGAGTCGATGCTTGGACAAGAGCCGGAACAAGAACCGGTTCCTGCCACCGAACAGCAAGACGAGGCGCCAGAGCAGTACTTCGACGCCGATACCGGGGAGGTGTTCTGATGCTTGGGAGGAAGGCCGTGAATGACGAGCAAGAGCGAGCGTTGATTCTCGCTATTGATCCAGGCCCAAAAGAAAGCGGGGTGGCGGTCATTGACCGCCATTCCTACCAGCCAGTGAAAGCTGGCAAAGTGCCGAACGATGAAGCTCTCGACCTCATTCATGCTCCGTTTGTTGGAGCGGTCGTGGTCGAGATGATTGCCAGCTACGGCATGCCAGTCGGGGTTGAGGTTTTCGAGACCTGTGTCTTCATCGGGCACGTTGAAGCTGAAGCCGACCTGTACATGAAGCCCTGCCATCGCATCACTCGGAGCGAAGAGAAGCTCACGCTTTGCCATTCACCGAGGGCAAACGATGCGACAATCCGCCAAGCTCTGATAGACCGCTTCGCACCGGGCGTTCGCAATCACGGCAAAGGGACGAAGAGCGAACCGGGGTGGTTCTACGGATTCCGTGCGGACAGCTGGCAAGCGTACGCCGTTGGCGTGACGTTCCTCGACAAGGAGGCGATGAGATGACGAACCGCACATATTCCCGAATATTCGCCGTCGGACGGCTGGCGAAGGACAGCAACCAGACTATGGGTAACGACGGCCGTAGCGCCATCCATTTCCCGCTTGCGGTGAATCACGGCTCGAAACAGAAAGACGGGTCGTGGAAGGACGAGGCGACATTCTTCAACGTCGATTGGTGGAGAAAGGGCGAGGAACAACTCCAGTACCACAAGGGAGAAATCGTAGCAGTCTCTGGCGAGGTGATGATGCGCTCATACCGAGACCGGAACGGCGAGGAGCAGAAGATTCTCGTCATCCGTGCCGATGAGGTGACGAGCTTCATCGAGCGCAAGGACTCTGCGCCATCTCCGTATCAGTCTGCCACGCAATCCAATCCTAGCACCCCGGCACAGGCAAGGAGCGTTGCGCCCGGCCCTCTCAACGGGCCGGTGACCGATGTCGACAACTTCAAGGACGACGACATTCCCTTCTAGGAGGTAGCCATGACCACGTGTAAAACATGCCCATGGTGCTATCACCTCGGAGGTAGCTACTACTGTGTACAAGGGGTTCTCGAGGGGGCATGCAGGACGCTTGCCCCTGCCGAGGACATGTTCGGCTCAAAGCGGTGCATGCATCGGCGTGGACTGATAGACACGCCATCGCTTGGGCTCGGCGACATACCTGACTCCACTCCAACCATCTACGGAGCCAAGCGGGTTGCCAGCAAGCGCAAAGGAGGAAGGTAATGATCGACAAGACAGCGTACTCGGAACACTTCATCAAGCACGACATAAACGCATTCTGTGGGTCTGACCAAATACAGGACATGACCAGCAGAATCGGGCTTGCCGGCTATGGGGTCTACTGGGTGATTGTAGAGTGGCTATACCGCAAGGACGACCACATGCTTGGCAAGGACAACGTCCACGGCCTTGCCTACTCCATGCACATTTCCGACCAAGAGTTATTGCAATTTATTGCTGTTCTAAAGACCTGCGGGTTACTGGTCAAGGACGAGGAGACCGGGGGCTACTACTCCAATCGGGTGAACCGGGAAGTGAGCATTATGAAGGAAGCGAAACAACAATTCATCGAGCATCAAAGACAAGCAGGGAGGGCATCCGGACAAGCCAGACAGGCTAAAGCTAACGCAAAAGCAACCATGGTTGAACCACGGTTGAACCACGGTTCAACACCGGTTGAAGAAAATCGAACCACGGCGAACCTAAATAGAATAGAAAAGAATAGAATAGAAGAGAAAAGAATAGATCTATCAAAAGAAGACGGTTCGATTCCGAACCTTCAGGATGGACTGACTGACCTTTCTTCTTCTTCCTTTCAAAGGCTTAAAGAGACCTACGGAGCCGAAAACGTCGAGTACATCAAGCACAAGGTGGACGAGCGCATTGCTGGCTCCGGGCAGGTTGTAAAAAATTACGAGGCATATCTCGAATCTGCCCTACAGTCCGCACTTGTCAAAGGACAGATCCGCAAGCCTTCTATGCCGATGAAGACGACAACGGCAACCCAGCTGTACAACGATGGCCATTGCCCTCACTGCGGGAAACGGCTCGAGGCGAACGCCTGCCGGGAATGCGGTCTCGTCTGGACGTATAGGAACGGCGCATGGGTCGAGGAGGAGCTGGCGACCGGCTTCGGCAAGAAGCTGGACGAACTGAAGGAGGCTTCCAATGCATGACGGGATGAAGGATACGGATGCCAAGCAGGAGAGATGCTACACATGGAGGCACCGCCGGAAGCAGGACGATGAATACCAAGTCTTCGCAAGGAGCAGGAGCGAAGCGATGGAGATTGCCATCGAGCGGTTCTTCAGCGATGACTATCCCGATAACTCTCGGGTCATTCAGGACTCGTGGACTCTGATGGAGGAAGAAGATGACTGAAAAGGGAATGCCGGATTTCATGGAGCTGGTCGAGCAGATGCGCCGGGCGCAGAAGCAGTACTTCAGCGCATTGCGTGGCTCGATGGAGCAGAAGCACTGGTTGCTGGAAAGCAAGCGGTTGGAACACAAGGTGGATGCCGAGATAGTGAGATGCAAGCAGGGGCAGATGCAACTGCTGTAAGGAGGACAAAGATGAAATACAGGGTGAAGCATACGCTCAAGGTCATTTACTACTACGACGTGAAGGCCGAGAGCAAAGAGGATGCAATCGACAAGGTGAGCGCAATCGGCGAACTGGAGTGGAATGGCGCAGAGAAGGTAATTGCCGACGACTACGAGGTGGCAAGCTCCCGGTGGAAAGCGGAGGAGGCGAAGGAATGACGCAAGAGGCCATTAAGATGGGCATGACAGCGGAAGACCTTGCAGTGATCGAGAAGGCCTACCGGGAGAACCCGGACGACATGAAGGCTCGTGTCGCATATCTGGAGGCTGGAATCAGGGAAGTCCGTGCGAGGCTTAAGCGCATGTATGAAGAGAGCCCGTACCACTTCGGGTACTGGAATGGATTGGATGTGAAGGCTGGCGTTGGATTCGCCGTCCGGTTGCTCGACGAGATCCTGCCGGAGAGTGACGAGGAGTCGGGTCTACCGATTCTGACGAGGGACAAGGAGGAAGAAAGATGATGATGAACAGTACTGACATACGAAGAGAAATTGGAGGGACACAAATGACACTGGAAATGACGAAAAACATGATGACGGACGCCGACTACAAGACTCGTTTCTATGCCGAATACTGGCAAACCAAAATCCGGTACGACAAGCTCCGCCGGATGCTCGTAAAGTGGGAAGTAGGCACGCTGGACTTCACCCCGACGTGCCCCAAGGTGTTGCTGACAGAGCAAGCAAGCTACATGGGCAACTATCTTAGGATTCTTGAGATCCGTGCCGAGATGGAAGGAGTGAACCTTTTCGAAGAGGAGGAGAAGAAATGAAGTTCGGAAAAGTATTGACGTACAAGGATATTGACGAGGCGAAGAAGCTAGTCGGGAAGAAGGTTGTCGCATCTGACTTCTATGCATCCATATGCGACGACGATACGGCGTGCGATTGCATGTATGACACGCTGAAAGCAGTGCACGCTGATAAAGTCTGCCCGTTTGAGTGCGATACTATCTATAGCACGCAGTTCATCCGTGAGATTCTGCTTGACAAGCCGGAGTACGAGCCGTACGACCTGACAGACCCGGCTGTGCGGGATTCTCTGAGGGGAAGGTGGATCATTTACACCAAAGGGGATGAATACACGACCGAAGAAGTCATTATCGTTGGCTTTGGCAAGCAGGGCAAGGATTACTGGAAGGTAATAATAGGAACTGGCGAGATCTCCGCAACCGAGCTATTAGAGTATTACATCTTCGATGACGGCACCCCATGCGGAAGATTGAAGAACATGGAGGTGCGCTGATGTCGAAGAGAATCCGAAGGGCGACACGGCCTATCTACATGATCTGCACAAATGACTCGCTTAGCCTTCCGTTGTTTGTCGGCACGATGCCGGAGTGCGCCGAATATCTCGGGTGTTCGATGTCCAACCTTAGCCATACGCTCCAGCGCAAACACCGGGGTGGAACAAGGAACCCAAGTTCGACCTTCGATATCGAGGTGGTCGGGTACGTGCCACCGGGGATGGCGGACAACGGAAAATGGGTGGACTCGACAATCTACCCGGAACCGCAAGGAGGGGCGCATGCACGCACTGCTTGACCGCACGATCCCTATAACTGCAAGCAGGCTCCAGTCGTGGGCCCTGCTTCTCGACCACATGACGGTCAGCTGGAAGGCCGGCATTCCTCCGGTCTCGGCAATGTCGGTGAAGGAAGACATGTCTCGCCAGATGAAACTTCTCGCTTCTCGGGCGATGATGGGAGATGTGGAGGATTGCCAGCAGTGAGAGGGATGCGCCACGACCCGAGGCAGGTGATCGCATGCGTGGGGAGCCGGACATACCAGTTCTGCTCCCTGTCGCTTGCGATGCTTACCTTCGGCATCAAGTCAACATCACAGGCCGTCCGGCTGATTGAGAACGGCCAGAACGTTCCGGGCACCGGCATCACCCTCGACTGGGCAATGGACGATGCGCCACGAGTCAAATGGTACGAGGACGTTACCGAGGACATGATGAGCGATGCGCACATCAGGCGAATGAAGCGGATGAAGGTGCCCATCATCGAGGACGGAGACGCAACCTACCGTGTACCAGAAGACGCAGAATCAACGGAGACGGCAGAAAAACCGCCTGTAGCGTGCCCGACACTGCTTGGACATGATTCTACACGTTTTCGGCAAACGGAATGCGCTACAGCCGTTTTTAAACGGCTCTGACCGCATGGTGCGCAATGATATTGTTGATATGGTTAAACTGGTAAAAGGAGACGGAATGGACAAACAGGAATTGCACATCGAGTATGTGCCGGTAGACGATCTCAAGCCCTACGACAAGAACGCCCGCAAGCATGGCGACTTTGACGTGGACGCCATCGCAGAATCGATAAAGAAGTTTGGCTTCAACGACCCGATCGGGGTATGGGGCAAGGACAACCTGATAGTCGAGGGCCATGGCCGTTTGCTCGCATCGAAGAAGCTGGGAATGAAGAAAGTCCCTATCATCCATCTTGACCATCTTTCCGATGAGCAACGGCGGGCGTATGCGCTGGCGCACAACAAGACGGCGGAAAACTCCGAGTGGGACATGGAGATGCTGGCCGAGGAGCTGGAGAGCCTGAATGATGCCGGCCTAGATCTCGACATGTCGTCTTTCGGGTTCGACAAGGCCCCGGAGGTCGAGAAGACGGTAGACGACATCGAGGAAGACGAGCCACCGGAACCTCCAGAGACCCCTGTCTCAACCAGAGGAACTATCTGGGTGCTTGGAGAAAATCGCTTGATGTGTGGGGACAGTACAAACGCAGAAGACGTTGCAAAGTTGATGGACGGCGCAAAGGCTGACATGGTGTTTACTGACCCGCCTTACGGAATGAAGAAAGAGGGCGAGGGCGTTCTGAATGACAACCTCAACTTTGATGATTTGCTTGACTTCAACCGCCAATGGATACCGCTGACATTTGGAGCATTGAAAGATAACGGCTCTTGGTATTGTTGGGGCATTGATGAACCGCTGATGGATATTTACAGCAATATCCTGAAGCCGATGCAGAAAGAAAACAAGATAACATTCCGAAACCTTATAACTTGGGACAAAGGGCACGGACAAGGGCAGTTATCGGAAGATTTTAGAATGTACCCGATTGCGGACGAAAAGTGCTTATTTGTTATGTGTGGCGTTCAGGGCTTCAACAATAATGCAGATAATTACTTCGAGAAATGGGAACCTATAAGACTTTACTTTGAAAGGGAGATAAAAGCCCTTAATTTATCAGATCAAAAGATTGCGGTAGGACTAGGTAAAGACGGTCGCGCTGTTAATCATTGGTATAGCAAATCACAATTTGAATTTATCAATAAAGCCAGCTTTGATAAATTAAGAGCTTTTGGAAGAAAGATAAAAGCCGACTTCTTAAATCGGGAGTATGACGAGTTAAAGCGGGAGTATGACGAGTTAAAGCGGGAGTATGACGAGTTAAAGCGGGAGTATTATAAAACTCGTGCTTATTTTGATAACACTCACGATAATCAAAACAACGTGTGGCACTTTGACATAGCAGGAAAAGACGAGCGAGAACATACAGGAGGTCACGCAACACCAAAGCCGATAGCCTTATGTAGTAGAGCGATAAAGAGCAGTAGCAGAGAGGGCGAGATTGTCCTCGATGTTTTCGGCGGTAGTGGTAGCACGCTCATAGCTTGCGAACAATTAAACCGCAAGTGCTACATGATGGAAATGTCCCCGAAATATGTCGATGTGATCGTCAAGCGATGGGAGACGCTGACCGGCAAGAAGGCGGTCAAGATTGCATGAGGTCTGACAATGGCGACTGACGGGCTTGCACCAGCAAGGAAACGCGGGAATGTCGAGCGGGTACTGGACAAGAACGACAAGGCCAAGATAGAGGCCTTGTGTCGCTTGCAATGCACCCAAGCCGAAGTCGCACAGGAGTTCGGCATGTCCGTCAACACGTTCAAGAAGTGCCTGCGCCAGCTCTACAAGGATGATCCAACCGTCCGCAAGCCGGTCTCCTACGTCACCGTCTACGAGGCCTATCACGTGCGGGGGCTCACTTCCCTCCGCTCCAAGATGTACCAGACGGCAATGTCCGGCAACGTGGCCATGCAGATCTTCCTCGCAAAGAACTGGCTCGGCATGAGCGATGACCCGATTCCTGTTGCCGACAACACGGAAGCCCTCGACTTCGCCAAAGCTATGAAGGCATCGGTCGATTCCTTCGCACATGACATTGACGGCACCGCCGAGCTTGTCGAGGAGAGCAACATCGTGGAACACAAGGTGGAAGAATGACGGGACGATCAGGCAGGCAGATGCCAATGCGCTGGGCTTTCTCGGCGAAGCAGAGGTTCCTTATAAGCTGGTGGGAGCTGCCGGGGTGGGCTGCTCATGACGGAGTGATCGCCTATGGCTCTGTCCGCTCGGGCAAGACCATCGGCATGACCATCGGTTTCATTCTCTGGGCGATGCGCTCGTTCAACGGGTGTTCCTTCGCCATCTGCGGGAAGACCATAGGCTCGGTACGGCGCAATGTGGTCGCTCCCCTCCGCTCGTTCGGCTCCTCCATCCAGTGCCGGATTATCGAGCGCAAGGCCGAGAACAAGCTCGAGATTGCCGGGTACGGGACAGCCAACACCTTCTACATCTTCGGGGGCAATGACGATTCCAGCCAAGACCTCATTCAAGGTGTGACTCTGGCGGGGTGCTATTTTGACGAGGTTGCCTTGCAGAATCAGGCGTTCGTCAATCAGGCAATCGCCAGATGCTCCGTTGATGGCTCGAAGTTCTGGTTCAACTGCAACCCGGAAAGCCCGATGCACTGGTTCAAGACCGACTTTGTAGACAAGGCGAAGGCGCGAAATCTTATTGTCATGCATTTCGTGATGGACGACAACCTTTCCCTCGCACCCGCAATCCGGGATCGATACAAGAGGTCGTTTGTCGGAGTCTTCTACCAGCGGTACATTCTCGGCAACTGGGCGATATCCGAAGGCCTTGTCTATCCCGAGTTCTCTCTAGAGGAGAACGTGGTCAAGGAGGGCAAGGCCAGCCTGTTCAACGACAAGGGCGAGTTCGACACCACCCGCTATTCCTTCCCATTCGTCTC